CTCTAGAAAAGCAAGATACATTTAATCCACCACCTAGTGATAACTTTGAAAGAGCTTCAAGATCTATAGAGGTTTTATACACAGGAGCAAAGATACTAGGCATGGGTGATAGTATTCTTAAATGGGAATTGTCTGAAAATATGACACGACCCTATGGTGACACTACAAGGGTTAACATGAATTATGTTATATCTGCACCTAGAATGTATCAAGGCCGTATAGAATCTATAGTAAGTAGAACAACGGGCTTTGCTGATATGATTCAATTAACACATCTTAAATTGCAACAAGTGTTAGCTAGATTAGTTCCAGATGGAGTTTATGTAGATGTAGATGGTTTAGCTGAAGTTGACTTAGGTAACGGAACTAACTACAATCCAGCAGAAGCACTTAATATGTACTTTCAAACTGGTACTATAGTCGGTAGATCACTTACTCAAGATGGAGAAATGAATCGAGGTAAAATACCTATTCAAGAACTTCAAAGTTCTTCAGGTATATCTAAGATACAAGCTATGATACAAACGTATCAATATTATCTTCAAATGATACGTGATGTAACCGGATTAAATGAAGCTAGAGATGGAAGTTCACCTGATAAAAATGCATTAGTTGGTTTACAAAAACTAGCGGCGGCAAACTCTAATACAGCAACAAGACATATATTACAGTCTTTAATGTATTTAACTGTTAGAGCATGTGAAAATGTAAGTCTAAGAGTTAGTGATATGCTACAGTTTCCATTAACTAAAGCTTCGCTATTAAACAGCATTAACGCTTTTAACGTAGCTACACTTAAAGAAATAGATTCTTTATCTATTCATGAGTTTGGTATATTCTTAGATTTAGAACCTGACGAAGAAGATAAGGCTCAATTAGAAAAAAGTATACAAATTGCTTTACAGGCTGGTAGTATAAAACTAGCAGACGCTATAGACATTAGAGAGATTCAGAATATTAAATTAGCTAACACGCTTCTTAAATTTAGACAGTCTGAAAATGAAGCTGCTGAAAGAGCTGCTCAAATGGAAAACATTCAAGCTCAAGCTCAAGCTAATAGTGAGGCCGCAGAAAAAGCAGCAGCAGCTGAAGTTCAAAAGCAACAAGCATTAGCTCAGACGACTGTTCAAATAGAACAAGCTAAATCTCAGTTTGAGATACAGCGTATGGAGCAAGAGGCTGAAATTAAAAGAGGTTTGATGGCTGAAGAGTTTTCATATCAAATGAAACTAGCTGAAATGCAAGCTCAAGTAACTTCTCAAAAAGAAGCTCAAATAGAAGATAGAAAAGATAAACGATTACAAATGCAAGGCACTCAACAGAGTGAACTTATAGATCAAAGACAAAACGATCTACTGCCTAAAAACTTTGAATCATCAGGTAATGACAACTTAGATGGATTTGGTTTAGAGCAATTTACCCCAAGATAGGGATTATTAATTTTTATTATATTATATTATGTCAGAAGAAGTAAAACAAGAAGGTGAATTTAAAGTAAAGCACACTATGCCTAAGTATAAGGACATGGGAGCTATTCCAGAAATCACTAAAGTAGATTTAACTAAAAAACCAACAGAAGATGCCATTCAAATCGGAGAAACAGAAGCAGTGGTTGATGATAAACAAACCGGAGATATACCAAAAGTGGAAGAACAAGTACGGGAGTCCAGCAAGATTACTAAAGTTCAAATCAACAGCGAAGAAGTAGATTCTCCATTAGAACTAGTAGAAGATGAAAATGATAACGCTGAGGAGATCACAATGGTTGGAGGCACTGAAAGTCCCAACACCTCACAGGAACAAAAAGAAGTACTACCGCAAACTGAAGCACAAAACGTACCAGAAAACTTAGAGAAGTTAGTTTCTTTTATGAAAGAAACAGGTGGAACTGTAGATGACTATGCTAGATTAAACGCAGACTACAGTAATGTAGATGGAGAAGCATTGTTAAAAGAATACTACAAACAAGCTAAACCACATTTAGATTCAGAAGAAATTCAATTTGTAATTGAAGACTCTTTTAATTATGATGAGGATTTAGACGAAGCAAGAGATATTCGAAAGAAAAAACTTGCATATAAAGAAGAGGTTGCAAAAGCTAAAAGCTATTTGGATTCGCTTAAGGATAAATATTACGCAGAGATCAAGTTGAGACCTGGGATTAATCCTGAGCAACAAAAAGCTACAGACTTTTTTAACCGATACAACGAAGAGCAAGAGCTCAGTAAAGTTAACCAAGAAAGATTCCGTAGCCAGACAGACGAACTTCTTAACAACGAATTCAAAGGTTTTGATTTCAAAGTTGGAGAGAAAAAGTTTAGATATGGCGTTAAAGATCCTGTTAAGGTTGCAGATAACCAAAAAGACATTTCTACATTCATTAAGACGTTCTTAAACGATAAAGGAGAAGTTGTTGATACAAAAGGTTATCATAAGGCTTTATACGCAGCGCGAAATGCTGACACTATAGCACAACATTTTTATGAGCAAGGTAAAACAGATGCAATTAAAAGTCAATTGGCTAAGTCTAAAAACATAACTACAGAACCTCGAGCTACGCAAGATGGTAATGTGTTTGTTAATGGATTAAGAGTAAAAGCAATTAGCGGTCTTGATTCTTCAAAGCTTAAGATTAAAACAAGAAAATTTAACAATTAAAATTAAACTATTATGGCTTCATTAAGTCCACAATTCGGTTCGATAGTACCTTCGCAAGCACAACAATTGCTAGCGACAAACTATTTAGCGTTTAACACAGGCGCTGGTAATGATTTTGCACAACAGTATCTACCTGAAATCTACGAACAAGAAGTAGAGCGTTACGGAAACAGAACTCTTTCTGGATTCTTACGTATGGTTGGAGCTGAAATGCCAATGACATCAGATCAAGTTATTTGGTCAGAACAAAACAGATTACACATAGCATATGACAATTGTGTAAACGGAGGCGCGGCTAACACTATTGGTATTCCAGTAAGAGCAGCTGCCGCTGGTCTTCCTGCTATTACTAACGTAGTATCTCCTTCACAAACTATAGTTGCTATGGACGGTGCTGGAAACGAGCTTAAGTGTATCGTAACTCAAAGTGTTCCAGGAACTGGTGTACTTACTGTTGCTCCTTATACTGCAGCTAATCTAGCTGGCTTAGGAGCTATTGTTAAGATTTTTGTATATGGTTCTGAATTTAACAAAGGATCACAAACAAACAACTGGAATGGTGTAGCTGGAGCACAAGTTGGTACTACTAACATTAGTATTGACCCTGCTTTTACTCAATTCTCTAACTCTCCTATTATTATTCGTAACACTTATACTATTAACGGTTCTGATATGGCTCAGATTGGTTGGGTAGAAGTTGCTACTGAAGACGGAACTTCTGGATACTTATGGTATTTAAAAGCTGAATCTGAAACTCGTTTACGTTTTGAAGACTACCTAGAAATGAGCGTTATTGAAGGTGAACTTGCAGCTGCAGGATCAGCGGCGATAGGACTTGCAACACCAGCTAAAGGTACTGAAGGTTTATTTGCTGCGGTACAGTCTAGAGGTAATGTTGAGGTTGGATTTAGCGGCGCAAGCGGTTTAGACGACTTTGATGAGATTTTAAAGAACTTAGATACTCAAGGAGCTATTGAAGAAAACATGTTGTTTTTACAACGTCAAACTTCACTAGAATTTGATAACATGCTAAGTGCTGTATCTCAAGGATCTCAAGGCGGTACTGCTTATGGGTTATTTGAAAACTCTGAAGAAATGGCATTAAACCTAGGGTTTAGCGGTTTCCGTAGAGGATCTTATGATTTCTACAAAACTGATTGGAAATACTTAAATGATGCTTCAACTCGTGGTGCTCAAACAGGACCATCTTCTATCGAAGGTGTACTAGTACCAGCTGGAACTTCTACAGTATACGATCAAATTTTAGGAACTAACATCCGTAGACCATTCTTACACGTGCGATACAGAGCTTCTCAAACAGAAGATCGTCGTATGAAGTCTTGGTTAACTGGATCAGCAGGTGGTGCTTTCACAAGTACTCTTGATGCAATGGAGGTTAACTTCCTATCTGAAAGATGTTTAGTAGTACAAGCTGCTAATAACTTTGTACTCTTTAAAGGAGTGTAATTACTACAGTAAGATTTACCCTCGTTGAACTGACGGGGGTAATACTTACTTTTATTAAATATCAAATTATATTATATTATGGCTAAAAAACAAGCAACTCAAGATACGTCTTGGGAAATTAAAGACAGAACGTATTTCCTAAAAGGACCTCACAATCCTTTAACATTAAAAATACCTTCAAAACATACAGCAAGGCATCCACTATTGTGGTATGACACTGAAAAAAATGAACAAAGAGAAGTAAGATATGCTACTAATCAAAACTCTCCATTTAAAGATGAACAAGCTGGCGAAGCTACACTTGGCCATATTAGATTTAAAGAAGGAAGTTTATTAGTTCAAAAGAAAAATCAAGCTCTTCAAAAAATATTATCTATATATCATCCTCTTTTAGGAGTGTTATATAACGAGCAAGATGTTGTAGAAGAAGCTAAAGATGATTTATTTGAATTAGAAATGGAATTAGAAGCTATGACCATTGCTAAAAACATTGACATTGACCAATGTGAGGCTATACTACGTGTAGAATTAGGATCTAAAGTATCAGACATGAGTTCTAAGGAGCTTAAAAGAGATTTATTCTTATTCGCTAAGCATAATCCTAAGCTGTTCTTAGATCTTGCTAATGATGACAATGTTCAACTTAGAAACTTTGCTATTAGAGCAACCGAAGCTAATATAATTAAATTAGCTGATGACCAAAGAACATTTACTTGGGCTTCTAATGGTAGAAAATTAATGACAGTACCCTTTGATGAAAACCCGTACTCAGCTATGGCATCTTTCTTCAAGACAGACGAAGGAATACAAGTATTCCAGTCTATAGAGAAAAAGTTCTCTTAACATGTAATATTATAAGGGAGGCGCGAGCCTCCTTTATTTTAATAATAACAACAAATGGCTATAAACGTAAATACAGTATATCAAACTGTTTTAATGATACTGAATAAAGAGCAGCGTGGTTATATGACCCCGACTGAGTTCAATACAGTAGCAACACAAGTACAGTTAGAAATATTTGAAAAATACTTTGATGATCTTAATCAGCAACTACGTATACCTCAAGCGGATACAGATTATGCAGATAGACAAGAAAACATTGATGAAAAAATAGCTATTTTTAAAACATTCGGCGACGCAACTTATACTACAGTTGGTGGCCTGTCTTATTTTACACTACCAGTTAATGATAATTATGGAGAAATTGTTTCTTTTTATAGACTAGGTAATGTACTTTATAACGACGAAAAAATAGTTCAAAGACTAGATAGACATGAGTTCTATTATGCTAATCAGTCTAGACTCACAAAACCAAGCACTATTAATCCAGCTTATCTTTATGAAAATGAAAAGTTATTTGTAAAACCTACAAGTATAATTGATAAAATAAAAGTTGATTATATAAGAAAGCCTAATAATGTTATTTGGGGATTTACCACTGGTACTCTTGGTCAATATATTTATAACTCTAACGAGTATAATCAAAACACTCAAGTTACAGGTTCAATTGATTTTGAATTGCATGAATCAGAGCAAACTGAAGCTGTTTTAAAAGTACTTCTATACGCTGGTATAGTAATAAGAGATCCTCAAATAGTTCAGGCAGCTGCGGCGCAAGTTCAAGCTGATGAAGTAAATAAAAAAAGTTAACAAATGGCTATACCTAACAACGGTTTAATAACCGAAACTAACGCACAGTATTATGCTGGTTCTCAAACGTTTCAAGCTCCTATAGCTAATTCTAAGCTAGCGACTACGTTTGATACTGATTTAGTTTTTGGCAATTTC